GTTTGTTTGTTGTTCTTCTTTGGTGTCATTAAGTGGTTAGCCCCACCCGAGAGAAAAGCTTAGTTGCGAGTATAGCTATGACCGGCCCCGGTCCTGTTTAGCTGTTGCGTCGGAGTCTGCCTTAGTGCCAACCGACAACCTCAGACATTATTTCGGCACCCTCAGGTGAACGTCTTGTCTGTTATAAACGGTGCTACAAAGCACAGTGTCGTGGCTAGCCGCCAATCACAGTTTCCGTTTGCCGACGCGGGGGAGTGAGAAACCCCCGGAGGCACTCCAGAGTATTAAGACCAACTCTGGTTTACATCCGGTCTTCCGAACCAAAAGAAGAACAACAAACAAACCAAATCCAGTGTCCCCCGCTTAATCGGGCGGGGGGACTACGCCTCGATGGAGGCACAAGCAGCATCAGTAATTCAGCGCGCAATGAAGAATGCTGTCAAGACAGGCCTTTCTAAGGCCGGTGGAGCGGTTGGTGGCTTCCTAGGGAGCAAGGTGGGAATGGGAGGGGCCGGCAAGAAAGCCGGCAAGGGCGTAGCGGCCCGCCTTTCACGCATCTTGGGCTCCGGGGAGTACACTACCAATCAAGGCGAGGTGGCCGCCAACTCTCTTTTCAAAGGGGGAGGGGGCGGTTCCGGTGGCCCGGGCTCATTCGAATCCTCTACTTCAGGTATTCGCATCAAGCATCGGGAGTACGTCCAGGACATCTTTGCCACCACAGCCGTGGGTACCAGTTTCGTCAACAATTCGTGGACGGTTAATCCTGGATTATCCGCGGTATTTCCCTATTTAGCCCAGATAGCTTCGAATTTCGAGCAATACAAATTTCATGGATTAGTCTTTGAATTTGTCAGCTCGACATCTCAGTACGGTCAGACGGCATTAGGGACTTACGTGATGGCCATGGAGTACAATGCCGCAGCGCCGGCTTTTACCACCAAGCCGCAAATGGAGAACAGCGACTATGCCATGTCAGCCCGCTTGGATCGCAGCGGGATGTATGGTGTTGAGTGCGCGAAGGGTTCACAAGCCCAAGAATATTTTTATGTGCGAGCCCCCGGACAAACCGTCGTCAGCAATTTGTACGACGCGGGGCTCATGCAGTTAGGGGTCGCAACTACCACTGTTGCGGCCGGTGGTGTGGGTATTAATGCGGGTTCATCCTTAGGCGAATTTTGGGTGACTTACGATGTGGAGCTTATACGGCCCCGCATTTCCGTGTTCAGGCCTGGTTACTACCATTTGCGGTCAAGCGGAGTCGTATCGGCGGCACCACTTGGTCCAACTGCTAATCAAACAACTATCTCTTTCGGGTCCCTTTCGGGCGCTTATTCTTCTTTGCAAACAATCACGTTTCCTTTGGCCACAATCGGAGACGTATACATGGTAACATATACAGTTACAGGGAACACTAATGCTCCCGTTGTTTACCCTGGCATCACAACTACTGGATTTAGCGATTTCCGGAATTTGGGCAACAACGTTGGGCCGAATACCAACTTTTCTAGTTTTCCG